ACGCCGCTCCGACTAAACCGCCATTCCAGATTGTGCCGCCATCGACAGTCCAGAAAACCAGCCAATCGACGCCTGAAGTCGTTAAGGTTGGGGCCGATCCTCCGGCCCAATCAACTGATGACGGCCAGTTCACCGTCTGACTTGCACCATTGGTCAACCCTAAGGTAAACCCACATAGCTCGTCTGAAGCAGTCGGATTACTAAAAGTGAATGTGGTTGTGCTTGTATCAACGGTCCCAGTTACACTGTTCCCTGCATTCAAATCAATATCCTGAGTACCCCCGCCAATAGAGCCAATGGCGTTGGTAACTTCGCCGTAATCTTTCAAGTTGATAGCAGAGACGGTGTTGTCTGCCCCAGTGATGGTGCCGGTTAAACTAGCGGCAGCAATCGAAGTTGCGTTTAAAATAGTTGCGCCTAATTCACCTGTGCTAGAATTGAAAGTTATGTTGGACCCGGTTTTAGGTGCAAGGTCACCAGTGGCTCCTGTTACAAAAAGAGGAAAACAAGTTGTGTCTGCACTTTCATCAGCGACGGTGACCGTAGTCGGAGGAGTGTCTGCATATGCCTTAATTGATTGCTGAGTAGCTAACGCCACCGCGCTATCGGACCCCATAGCATCTTCATCTAAAATAGTGGTGATGTTAACACTTGACGTGCCAATCTTTAAAGAAGTCAAGGTGGTAAGGGCATCAACTACGTTAGTACCGTCACAATACAGAACCATGTACGCCCCGTTGGGTACGGTGATACCAGTACCGCTTGTCGTTTTGACTACGATACTTTGTGAACCCGATGTTCCGTTTCGTACAAAATATAATTTAGATGAAGTCGGAACCACCACATTACGAGTAGCGGAAAGTGTTGCACCTCCCGTAAAATTCAAAAACATATGCCGGGCTTCATCATCCGCCCCATTCGCTGTAGTCAGCGTATCATCAGCGTCGGATGCCCAAGCCACCGCAACTGTGCCTGAAATGGCCGCTTCAATCATATCGTATTGGGTATTTGTGGTGGTCCCCCAAGTCCCGCTCTGCTGACCCGTCTCGATTTTCTCGATACGGAGTTCTGTAGTATATGTACTTGCCATCGCTATGTGCTCCTAAGTAAGAATCTATGACCAACCGGGTGTTTGACTTGTACTGATATCGCCCCAACTAGGCGTCTGACTTGTACTGATAACACCCCAACTAGGCGTCTGGCTTGTATCGATCTCTCCCCAGACCACGCCACTTCCGCCATTTGCGGTAAGTTGAAACCCGGTTGACGAAATACTAACATTCCACGCCATAGTACCGACAGAAGCAGTAGCGGCGATACCTGTAACATTAAGATAATTTTCAGTAATAAGACTTTCATCACCGACCGCGCTAGTTGCAATCGCGCCGGTACTCGTGACTGCGGCAGTAGCGGAGCCGAAACCCCAACCGTTTGCGCCCCAAGTTGATGTGTTCCATGCCATGCCGCGTCACCCATCTGTTAGGCGATCCTAATTATCGCGTTAGAAGAATCAGCGGCAGGGAACTGAAGTGTGAAATCTCCTGCCGTTGAAGATTTATCTGCCCCAAAATCAACAATTAGAACCGAAGCATCCCCAGAGTGTGTATCGTTAAAAATCATTGCGCCACGGGCCGTAATCGTTGAGGTACTCCAAGTCGTATCAGCGAAATCAGTTAGTGCCGTGGTACCTGAAGTAGTTGGCGTCACATTTGTAAGCGCGTTGCCCTTAGCCACATAAGCCGTGCCTGTTACCTCGGCTGTAGCAGTATACGCTGTGGTTGCGGCACCCAAATTTGCCGAACTAGTGTACAGCGCGGCCCTAAACGTATGAGCCGCATTCGTGAAATCATGCTCCGCTTCGAGAAGCTCCTGCTTAAAGCTCGTGCATAAAGCCTGTGTAATTGCCATTAGTGGTTCTCCTTCATTTCAGCCGCGATTTCGGCTTTCATCGTTACCCGTTCACTCAACATTGCTTGGCGAATATAGAAAAGTAACACATGCTGGACATTTTTTCTATAAGCTAGTGCTTGGGCTTTAATCGGTTCGGGTGCGGTGTCCCCTACCTGAATAATCTTGTCTAAAGCCATCTCAGTAAGCTCTTCCGCTGAGTGTCCTCTGTTTTCGGTTGTATGGACGTTTACCCACCCCACCTTACTTGTACCTGCTTCAAGCATTACGACACCGATACCCTGACTTGACCGGATCGATAGCTATCCTGTCGATTCTTACCGTCAGCAAGCTCTTTAAGTTTTACTAAAGCCTCTTTATAGCGATTATCATATAACTGGAGCAAGTCGGATTCCCCCTTCATAAAAGTATATGCCTCAACCAGCGAACCATAGAGCAAGGCGCTTTCCGCTTCATCGCCAAGCCAAGTGGTACTGGCGGTAACAATACTCTCAGGTTTATAAAAATAATAAAGCTCAGTGGTGAGACTAGCATTCGGGGTTGGAGCTAAAACGAAAGTATCTTCATCCCATAGAGCATAATATCGGGGTTGCCCAGTAGTGGTGGCAGAGGGATATGCCTGACGCATAAAATTAACATCTTTATTAAGCAAATACGCATGATCTCCCGAAGCATCGACCACCGCTAATGAGAAAACAGAAATAAAATCAGTTGGCGTATTTAAGAATCGATTTGACGATGTCAAAGTACCTGACTGTGAACGCCGAAACATAGGAAGTTGCACCATATGATAAATACGGTCTTCTGCCTGTTTGACAATATTCGGCAATTCCGCGACAAAGTCTGTCTCAGTGTTCTCCGTATATTTCTTAATCGACGCTATAAGTTCAGCGTAATTCATTTCTTCGACCTGACCCTGTTAAATTTAGCGATATTAAGCCTTGAAATTTCCGCCTCGCGTTGCCGCGCCCATACCTTTAGCCCGAACAGTTTTCTGATTAGTCGGTTTTAAACAGGGGCTACCAGCAGAAACTTTACCGCCGTATTTATAGCCCGTAGCCTTCTTAACCTTGGCTGGGTTTACTTTTTGCTTCATACTATTTCTCCTAAGAGGTGGTAACAGTTACTTCGCCAATATTCATACTCAATTCAAAACTTATGTTATCTCCAACCGGATTCCAACCAAATAAGCTCTGACTTTGAACTTTTGATAGATCAGCCCTAGGATCACGCAGAGTTTGCGGATCATATACCCGGAATCGGCCCAATTGGCTTTGGGGGTGATCCGGGTCATGGCACGGAGCGCATACACGTAGACCATTTCTTCTCTTATCCTCCATCTCCCAAAGTAGCTCATTCAGGGGGTATCTAAACCCGCACCTGTCACAAAAGCCAAAGGCGTGTTTCCCGCCCGCAAATTCGGAACTACTCATGCTAAATCCACATCTATAAATTCTTGCAACGGAGTAAACACCAAGGACGTTTTAGTGCGATCCTCTGATGCGGCTAGCTCATATGCTTCTTCATAAAGTGCTTTGAGCGTAGGAATACGGCTTTCTAGTTCCGGTCTCTTGAGGGCAACACTAAAAGCTAGCCCCGCAATCAGCGCCGGTACAAATCGCTCAGGCATGTCGGGATTGTTCGTATTTGCCGCAAGGTCTTCGATACGCCGTACATACCAATAGACAAAATCCTGAGTGCTATCGTTAGGTTCGGGGTATAGCGTCACCGTTACCCGATTCTGGCGATCCACATAATAACTTGTAGGACGCGCCTCAGTATTTTTGTTGGAGGTCTGAGCATAAGTAGATACGGATAAGCGGGTAAGATTATAATCAACCTGAGAAGCCAACCCCACATTTATTCGCACTACCGCGTCCAATACATCCACACAATCATCAGCAAGAGAGTACGTCTTAGTACCGCTTACCAAATTAAGCGTGGCTTCCTTAACCGTCCAGAGGTTAAGACCTCGATTCACCCACTCAAGCAATAAAATGTTTAAGCTACGCCGGGCAGTCCTAAGATCATAACCGGTACGCATCTCAACTCCAGCGCGTTCGTAAGCTTCCTCGCATATCTGAAGGATATCGAGCTTAAAACCTACGGTACCGGATGTAGTCGGCGCGGTCATTTACTTTCTCGCTTTTCCTCTGCGGGCTTTATTGGCCTTTGTATTGCTCTTTAACGTGGCTCGCACCACACGGCCTACATCGTCGTCGCCGCCTATTTTGGCCTCACCCGAGTAGGGCTTACCCCCTAGACGGCGTTTCACGAAATCATCGGCCTTTTTACTTAAGAGATTCATCCTGTTCATGGTTTTGGTTGCGCCGGGCTTAGTCTTGCCCTCCTTATCGACGACTTTAACGTTGAGTGGTTTGTCCATCAGCTTATCTTCCTTCTCGGTCTGGCTCGGTTGGCTTTCGAGGACATGATACGAGTATTGCTCGACGAATTATTGCGCGGGTTGTTGTCTTTGTGGTCGATATCTTTACCATCTCCAACGTGTACAGAACCCCGTTTCTCTGCGGCATACCTCGCCCGATGCCTCGCATTATTATCTTTAAGGTGTTTTTTATGATAAGAAGTATACTCTTTCTTATAATCCCTTTTCTTCTTCATTTAATCACCCCAAGTATTTTCACCCCATGCGCCAGACCCCCACGTATCGGGATCAAAATTAGTTTGTTGGGTAACATTGTCCGTGCCAAGTTTATCCTGTCCTAAAGCATCAGTGCCAAGTTCATCAGTACCTGTTCCTGTCATTAGTCTCTTCCAACCTGAACAACACGAAACGTCAATGAACCAGAAGAATAAGTAGTGATCGCCGCCCGTACAGCTACAGGAGGACTAGTGTACGTACCATCCGCTGTAGCAGTTTGAGCGGCAATTGAATCATGATTAAACACCGTAGCGTCCGTTTCGGTAAAACCAGAGGCTAAGACGTTGTTAAACGTATGTTCAACGTCATAAGTTAAGCTCCCGCCACTGGAGACTTCAGCGCTAAACGCCACATTAAAATCTGGGCCGCGATAGTTAAGAACATGCCAGCCGCTCTCACAGAGACCATTTACCCCAGCCTCAACCGCTCCTGCGGAGCCAGTGCTGATGGAGATACGGTCCACCCATCCAAAATTTGTATCTTGAGTGGTGCTTGTACCGCCGCTAGCTCCGGTAATTGTGTCCGTAACTGCTTGACCATACCGATCATAGCCACGGGCAGTGATTGTAGCGGCGCTATCATTACCCGCTGAATACATGGCCACATGCTGGGCGTTACCGGCGGAAGCGAGATCGACATAGCCGTTAACCCCAACCTCAATATTTCCCGCCGTAGCGGCATCGGGCGTAACCGATGTGATATGATAGAATTTAGTAGACCCAAGGGTAATCAACCCAACACCAGGGCCGGTAATGGATTCAGTAATTCTATTCCCGTCGATATCTTCTCCGACAACTGTGAAAGTTCGCCCGGTATCATTTGCGGCGGCATACAGCAAAACGTAGATTCCGCGTCGAGCACGGAAATCGAGGCCAAGCGCACCATTCAGTGTCATAGCGTCAGCACTTGCAGGTGACTGCGAAGCCGCGATACCGTCCCGGTCATACCCAGCGGATAAAGCTCCATTAATTAAATAATCCAAGCGAGCCGCCGCAAGTGTTTCTGTGGTGGAGATACCGTTCCGATCAAGAGCGGTAGGCGAAAGAGTGATAGTCTTTGGTTGAGACATATCTTTATATCCTCTTCTATGTCAAATATGTATTACTTAGCTTTAGCCTTCTTCTTTGGTTTCTTCGCCTGGGCGCGTTTAGGTTTAAGAACTGGGGGTTTCTCATCACCACGGGTCATATCCCGCCGCCACGTCTCAGCTTCCTCACGGGAGCCGAAGGTCTTAACTAGCGTTTCGTCGTCAGGACCGCCGATAACCTCGACGGCCCACTTGCCCCCAACTTTTGTCAAGTTGGTGTGCATTACTACCGCTCCTTCGCAACAAAGACGTAATCGAAGTCTGTGACTTCAGCACCAGCAGCACCATTCCAGTAACCGAAGCCCAACGCCATCTCAGCGGCAGGGACAGTAATATCGGTCATGGTTTCGACCAACACGTCATCGGCGTACAGCTTAATGCTGGTAACTCCATCATAATAAGCGGCCAGAGTGATGAACGTATCGTCCGATAGAGTAGCAATAGTACCGCTATCACTGTCTGTGGTGTTGTTGTCGCTGTTGAAGTAACAAGCGGCGGAAGCGTCAACGCTCTCAAAGAAGAAACGCATCGTCGCATCGCGGGGTGTGGTATCCGTCGAATGAAGACCGACAATCCATGCGGACTGAATGGCGTCTCCAACCGAAAGTCGGGTCTTGATAAAGGCTTTTTTGCCGCTCTCCATCAAAAAACTCTCAGCAAGCCACTCTGCGGCAATACCGTCAAGCTCATCAGCGGCAGTCGTGACACGCGCCATACCGCCATCCTCATCGGGGGAGGTGATGGCCGAAGTTCCTGACCCTCCTGAAATCGCGGTCAAGGTATAGTTTGCTGCGATGGGGAGTTTATCAAAATCATCGAAAATAATATGGTATTTGGTGGGGTCGAGCATCCCAAATTCATACAGGGGATTACCCGGAACGACATTAGATACGCCGTTAGTAAAATGAGTAGGCATCGAACAGTTCTCCTCGTGGTTCACCATGACCGCACATGAGGCGCGGCCACATTCAAATGCATAAACAGTTTAGCGTATATTATCGCGTATGACCAGCTTAAATATTGTCGGGCCAATATTAAAAAAAACCGGGCCTACGTGGCCCGGTAAAGTTAATAAGGAAATCGAGGCCAGAGGAGAGTAAAACTGACCTCACGCACTGCAAGGGGGCGCAGTACTCATTTTCTTATAACAAGAAAGAAAGGGGGCTGTAAAGCCCCATTTCTCTTATTAGGAAGAGCCGGGCGAACCGAATACACCAAGGTAATCGGAGACGCCAAAGCTATACCGCTCACGGGCCTTATACCTAACATTTCCTGAATCGAAATCGCCGTCCATGGAAGTAGACATAGCGACACGGTTGAAATATTTCAAACCGTTAGGAACGTCAGTTTTCAGGAACCAAGCATTGGTATCCGTCAAATAGTGATTGACACTGTAGCCATCGCGGACTGTGCTGTTATGCACAATAGCGTTGACATCGTTGTCAGCCACTCCCGTTTTGAACTGTGAGTTCAAGATGCGGGTAGCCACAAACTGCAAGTTGGTCGGAATGATCAACTTAACTGGTTGTGCCGCAACCTTGAGACCCCGTTCGTCAGTCCAGTTGCTAATCTGAATAGTGGCGTCTTCAAGAGACGTTTCATTCAAATCAGTAGCCGTAGCCGGACGGTTGGACAGGTCCGCACCACTCACAATAGAGTGAGAAGTGGAGAACAACTGATCACCGTCACCAGACAGATAACCGGTAGTAGCGGTAAAGCCCGTAGTGAACGGCACCACAGCTTTAACCTGTTTGGTGTAGTTCATGGCGCGGGCCAGAGCTTTAGTGTACCGCGAGGACAAGCTGTCATACAGATTGTCTTCCATAGCTTCCTCGGTAACTGAGAAACCCATGGAGATAGTCTCGTGGTCGTATCGCTGAGTGAAGCTTTCCTGAGCGGTGTCATAAGAAGTTACACCACCCTCAGTTTTAACCGGAGCCGCGCCGAACCCGGCCAGTTTGGTTTCTTCTTCGAAGCTTCGTTCTGAGCTTTCCTCATCGTAGATTTCGGAATGCTCGTTTTCGTACTTATCATACTCAAGGCCAAACAAGGCGTTAAGACCCGGCAAGAGTTCCTTGAGTAATTGTGCGCGTGATATTGCAGCCATTGCTCAATCCTCCTTCTATGTGCCAAGGGCTAGTTCATATTGGTGGATGCCAAAGTTCCACTTGACAATCATGTCAGTGAAGGCGTCCCCAACAGAACTATCCGGTCCATCAACAAAGTCTACCGTCCTGAACGGGAAGGTATTCGTCGTTGCTACACCCGACTGATCAAGCGCCAATATTGACTTACCAATATTGGTGTTGCCAGCCGCATAACTGATGACTTCGCTGTTCAGACCAAGGGCGGTCTGAGGAATAGTGCCATCAGCTTGGACTTTAAAAAGTTGATCCGGGTCATCTGCCACATGGGCGAGAATGTCCGTTGCAGATGTAGACGCGGTCCACATCTGAGCGAAAACCTTATAATTAAGGGTCGGATCAGTGTAATTACAACCCTGAAACACGCCAATGGGGCGTGTAGAGGTTGCGGAATTGTCGAGTTCGATAGTTCCGGCGGCGACAAGCTCTACAATATCTCCGAAAAAGACCGAAGTACCGTAAGAGTTTGTCATTTTAAGTTGACGGAATGAGCCATTCTCATACCCGCCAATTCGTTGAACCGGAACAAATCCATAAGGGGCGGCTGATGCGGCCATCTTACTTGCTCCTCTTAAAGTTGAACCAACCGTAAACGACCTTATTGTCGTTTACGTCCAGCGCCGAATGTCGTAGTGGATTTCCGTTCTGTCTCCAAAAGGGGCATCCTCGGATCATTCTCGCGCATATAATTTTGATCCACGCTTATCTCTGCATCCCGTGCCATCTTCTGAAAATACTCATCCCGTTGTTCCATAAGTTCGGTTGAGCACTTACATAGCATGAGACCCCCAATCACGATGTTATTAGGAAACTTCGTATCTTCATCTGACGTAATCATCAAGTCAAGATGATCAGTTGTCAGACAAGGCTCCCAACCCTCACGATACCGCATAGACACATTCCGATTATCCTGTTGACCAAAACTATCGGTACGAATCCAACGGAAAACATATCCGTCTTGCGGTTCCGGGTCAGGAAGATTGGCGGGCGGGCGATAATGAGTTACCCGTTCCTCAGACTCCCGTGTCTCAATATCTCGCGCTTTTGGCGCGGTGCGCGTTGTAGCCATTACATATGCTCCTTAGCTAGGTTATCCTTCGCAACTTGAGCGGCATACTGCTTGTTGGTCAACCCAAGACGCTTTGCGAGAGAGACTTGGGTGGCGGTTAGCTGAACTTTGCGCGGAGATTTACCGCCCCGTGACGGCCCGCCAACTGGCGGTTGACGTTTCCCGTTGGTCACAGCAGAAGATTGCCTATCTCCCGTACCACCTAAATTCCCATCGGAAAACTTATCTGGGAACACGGTTCGCATTCCCTCGTCAATTTTAGTGTAATACTCCTCATGATGAATATTCGGATTTAACCCGGACTTCACCAGTTTCTCATGAAGACCGACTGCATACCCCGACATCTCCTCATAACCGGGAGCCTGATACCATGAATTATGCCTGAGCCACTCCATGGCCCTAGCATCAGGTACTTGAGATTGCTGGGGTTGCTGGGGTTGCTGGGCTGGAGCACTATTAATTCGATGAGTGCTAGCCAACGCGCCCACACGTTCAGCATGAAGTCGAGATAATCGCTCCTGTGCCTCGAGCAACGCCTCCGTTTCCCCGCCCTCATAAGCTTCCTTAAAATGGGTACGGGCCTGTTCAAGCTCGGCATCTGATCGTGCTCCGTATTGCTCAATCAATACTTGATTACTGTTTTCTAGACTTTGTTTAAGAGCGGTATTATCCGAAGCCACCTGCTCCGCGTACCGTATCGCCTCTTCATTTTGGCGAACAGCGGCTTCCTTAGCTCTACGCTCTTCATGATACTCAAACTTAACCGCTTTGATACGCTTCTGAGCATTATCAGAATAATCCTCAATCTCTTTTTCAAAATCCTCGCTATCCGGGTCTACCCGATCAGCGGCAGGACGAGCATCACGCTTATCTGCTTCAGGAATATCATCTAAAATTTCAACTTCAACCTCGTCATCTCCGGGTTCCGGTAAGCCTTCCGGGTCTTCATACTGGGGTGCTGTGTTTGTGTCCATCATGCCCTCGTATATCCTCGTGGATCACCCACGGTTGCTTGAACTGTATCATCATTGATGATGCGAAATTCCTTGCCGTGTATGCGAAAACGAACGCCTTTGTAGGCACCAATAAGTACAAAATCTCCCTTCTTACACCAAGGTTTGGTATCTGGGCCGAAGCGCTCCGGGTCTTGATAACACTGATCCCCCATCTCCAGCACAAGACCAAGAACAGTGGATGTACTCTCAATATCTCTAGTGATATCCGCTTTAAAAATCCCACCTTCTGTCTTCTCTTCAGCTTCAGGGATCGCAAGCAAAATACGCCATCCTTTAGGTTCAGGCAGAACCTGTGCTTTGTTATCACGTTTTTCGGGTTTACTGCCCACCCCAACAAGTTTAGGAGTTTTAACTTCGGTTAGCTTGGGTACTGCGGTCATGTATCAAGTTTCTCCTGATCCTCAATCTTCTCAAGTACATCAAGAATCGTTCTCTCGGCCAGCGCCAAGCCCTCAATAATACCAACATTTTTTGCATAGCTTACCGCAACCATGCTAGCATTCTCCGCTGACAAGCAACCCCCTGTAACATTTACATCCGCAACCTCATTCATCTCCCGACGAAGCTGTTCACGTACCGTATCTAAAATACTACCGGTCAATGTTTAAACTTTCAAGGTTTTTATTCATCTTTGGCCACATTTTGTTCGTCTCCTTTAGTTGTGCGGAACATATCTATGAATTTACTGGCTATATTCTGAGTATCCCTAAACCGCTCATTCATTAATCTTTCTTCCTCCAGCGCCGCCGACTGCTCATTACGGCGCAAAGTCACATCTTCACGGTTGTGGGCTTGTTCAGCCCCGGCTTCGATACGCTCACGCTCGATTTGATCGTCAGCCACACCCTGCGCTATATCCACGCCAAGGCGAGCACCCGCCTGTTTCTCCTGAGATGCAAGCCGTGATGCCTCAAGTTCAAGCCGCTTGAGTTCAATCTTCTTATCCAAAAGCTCAGACTGTACCTGCACACCAAGCTTGGCCCCCTCAACTTTCTCCTTGGACGCAACCTGTTCTTTGCTAACCATGGCACGAAGCTTATCCGCCAAGCTTTTACGCTTAACCTCGCTAGCCTTGATCTCCATTTCAGCTTTCTGCAACTGAATTACAGGATCATCTTCGGCTTCAGCGTTCTTGCGAGCTTGCTCTTCAGCCAAATCCTTCTTGAGCAACTTATCAGCGGCGTCGGCAGTCAACTTAGACAACTGTACTTCCGTCTCCGCTGGCAAATCTTTGTCATACTCAGGCAAAGGCACACCAAGCTGTTTCTCGATCTCACGCCTATACTGAAAAGCTATGTGCTCTTGGATGTGGGCCGCTCCCGCCGCCGCAATAGCTTTTGCGGCTGGGGACTGACTTAGCGTTTGCTGAAGTTTTGGGTCTTGAGCCGCCGCCATATGCACCCGTAAGTGACTTTCGTGATCCTGATGAACATGCGCTTTTATCGGTTGACCCGTCATAATGGCCATATTCTCGGCTACCGGGTCCATTGGTTTCATTTCATCGTCCATTGGGATGATTTTTTCAATATTCTCAACTCCCATGACTTCAACCATCTGCCTGTGCAACTCTTTCTGGTTATAGATGTGGGGAGCCGTAGCTGATAACTGAAGTACGGCTTGGTGTTGCATTACTCGGTGCGCCATGGTCGAAGCATTTGGGTTGGACACGGGTAGAATATCAACTCGATCATCATAATCTTCAGTTCGGGTAACGCCCTCCTCCACATCATACTCATATTCGGGAGAGGCATGATCCTTGACCAAAGCCGCCAAAAGCTTGAATTCTTGCCGCATTGCCGCATGAATCCGGGCATGAACACCAGACATAACCTTCATCCCGCGTTCTAAAAGCGCCAACGTGGTGCCTACAGGAGCTTGGTTGTTCATATCCGATATTTTAAGATCAGCAATGCTGGCTATTGATCGTCCCTCTTCAACTATACTACCCAGTAATTGGTAAAGTACGGTCGAAGGCTCTTTATACGGAACAAAAGAGATGCTATCTTTGATGGCCCCGCCAGGAACATCCACATCACGAAATTCACCCGGTCTAAGCGGAGAATTATCACCTTTAATCCTCAGACCCCTGGCTTTAAGACCGGCAGGGAGATTAGCCAGCGTACCAGCATCCACCAATTGCCTTAAAATCGAAGTCGCGGACTTAGCAATGCCGCCCAAAAGGTGAACAAGACCGATACCATAGAATCCTAAGCCGGGAAGGTACGGAAAGTGAACAAAGAAATCATTTTTGCGATAGAGTTCGTCCCCTTCAGCCCAATTCCTGTAAACTCCCAAAACTGTCTGGCTCTGGTAGTCAATTGTCACAATATAGGGTAGCGCAATACCCGTAGGCTCACCCTCCTCGTCCATATCTTCGAATCCGGGGAGATCATACTCGACATGCATCTCCAACAGCGTATGTCTATCGTCTTTTTCGGCTTTAGGCGCGTCCCCAGCTACCTTATCCTCTGCCGCGTCCACATCCGTATACTCGATTGAGGGCTTCGGTACATCCACCATGCGGTAAACGCCGGTATATTGAGCTTTTAAGAGATCATTCGGGTATTCCTTCATGACATGCGTCATGCGAGGACAGGTATTTAAGTCTGTAGTGCCATATGCCACCACAAAATCATCAGCCATGATGAATTTCGACGTTTGTCGGCCAAGGCGAGGATCATAATACACCTTTTTAAATACTGACCCGCTAATAGGGAGATGAAACAGCGCCTGTTCATGCTCGTTTCGGTATTCAGTCATCACCTCCAGGCACTGGTAGTTCATGTCACGCTGAACTCGTTTAGCTTGCTTCTCCCGATCTCGGTCTATCTTGCCAACAACACGGGTCAACACGGGGCCAGCCGCCGGAAACGTCTCGTTCATGGCATCAGCTTGAAATTTAACCACTGCTTCGGTTAAAATCGGGTGAAACACCCCGCTTGCCCCGGCCCAAGGCTGTTGGCGGCTCTCGATATTAAGACCTAAGAGCTTAACTCCTTTAATATACGCCTGTTCCCATGGTTTTCTGGTGTCCCGGTCATCTTTATATGCCTGAACAAGCTCGGTAGCTAGTGTCTGAAGCGCTTCATCACCCAAAAGTTCAGCTAAATTCTGTCCGTAGTCCGTCTCAGAATCCATAGTTGCAGTTGCGGGATCAAAATCTACCACTACCCCGCCATCTTCCTGCTCAACCTCGTCTACAACTTCTACATCAAAGCCTTCATCAGGCAATTCCACCGCAAAAGCAGTACCGCCCTCAACCTCAAGATCAATCGG